CAATAGCTTGTTTACGACTTTTTACCTTCTTATCGCTTTTACCTATGTTGAGTTTACCTTTTTTAAACTCCTTCATGACTTTTTTAACCTTTTTTTGAGGTTTTGTCATCTTTTTACTCATCGTCTCTCCTAATTATCACATTACTAGGCCCCATATCTTTGGCACTTGGTAAAGTTTTTGATAAAATTGTCTTTTCAATCGATGTATTAGCTCTTAATTTTGCTAATTCTTCGTTTTGCTCTAGTTTTTCATCTTGATTTTCTTGATTCATCATTGCTCTCATCTTATCAAGGTTCAATCTCTCTTCTCCTTCTTGTTTTTTTCTAGCATTTTCTTGTGCTTGAAG